GGAAAGCATAGCCCAGGTTTGGACCCTTCTAGGCTTTTTTATTGCTTGGCTAACCCTTACTGGCACAGCCCAGGATGTAGTAGGGCTGGCAACAATAGCAGCCACCGCTATTTGGCTAGTCACCATACCACTTCGAAAAGAAGACGAGTAAATGCTATAATAGCCATATGAGAAAATTAATTAGTATTGCCACGGCAGGCGTGTTAATGCTACTATTGTCTAGTTGTGGTTATCAGGGTGGATATCGTTATTCATGCCAAGATCCAGCAAATTGGGAATTAGCAGAATGCAATCCGCCAATTTGTGAAACAACAGGAACATGTTCAAGAGACCTCGTAGGTGAAGATGTATGGACAGAATATCAGAATGGAAAAAAGAATGGCTAAAAACCGACTAACGCCAGCGGATCTAGATGCTAGATTAAAGTTTATTCTAGGAATCACGCTTGGATCAATTTTGTTTTTTACAGCAATGGGTATTTTATATGCCCTTATTTTCGTAACACAACCAATTGGAGCACAATCTGAAAACGATAAAATGTTCTTCAACGTATTAGGTTCTGTTGCAACATTTATTACAGGAACACTTGCGGGTCTATTGATTGGACAGAGTGGTGCTAAAGATGTAATGGCAGCTCAGATGGCAAACAAAGAAATTGATGCTAAAAATACTCAAGCAGATAAGAAATTAGAATCAGAAATTAGAATGTCAGAGGACAAGCTTGATGCCGAACTTGATGAAGTAAGAGCACGTCTTGCCAAGAAGCCTGATGGAGAAATGCCAGCAGAACAAGAAGTAGATACAGATTGGGATAAAGAATAATGACAACAAATGATTTTCCAGTCCCAGCAGAAACAGCAAAGGCTCCTAAAGGAAGTGTTGCACGTTTAATCCAAGTTGCTAAATCTCAGGTAGGATATATTGAAGGTCCTAAAGATAATGAGACAAAGTATGGAGCATACACAAAGGCTAACTTTCAACCATGGTGCGGAAGTTTTGTAAACTGGTGTGCCAATGAAGCTGGTGTAAAGATTCCTAATACAGTATATACTCCAGGTGGTGCTGCAGCATTTAAGAAAGCTGGGGCATGGATTGATGGAGATCTAGCAGATCCAGAGCCAGGAGATATTGCCTATTTTGATTTCCCATCAGACGGTGTCGATAGAATTTCTCACGTAGGAATTGTTATTGAAGATAACGAAGACGGAACAGTTTGGTGTATTGAAGGAAATACTTCTTCAAATAAAAAGGGAAGTCAAAGAAATGGCGGAGAAGCCTGCAAACAACTTCGTGCTTATAAGAAAAACAAAGCAGGGGTTATGGTTTCAATTGTAGGATTTGGTCGCCCTAAATTTAAAACTGGAGGAGCAGCAAAGCCAGTAGCAACATCTTCTGGAGTATGCCCAACCTGCGGTAAATAATGAATACATATAGTATTAAGCTAGAAGTAAATGCAGAAGTTCAAGCATTTAGCGAAGAAGATGCTGCAGACTACATCAATGATATTTTTGGTATTGATGATGAAGTTAAGTCTGTAAAAGTTATTAGCGTGAAGGAGAAATAATGGCAAAAGAAGGATACAAGCCGACGTCAGGAATGCAATCAGCAGCTCGTCGTGCAATTAAGTTAAAAGAGCAAGGCAAAGCAAAAGGTGCTGGTACTGCAGTAGGATGGACTCGTGCAGGTCAGCTTGCCCGTGGTGAGACACTGAGTCTTTCAACAGTTAAGCGCATGTATTCATTTTTCTCCCGTCATGAAGTAGATAAAAAGGGCAAAGACTGGGATAATGCCGAGAACCCATCTAATGGAAAGATTATGTGGTTGGCATGGGGCGGAGACGCAGGATTCTCTTGGTCTCGTAAAATTGTAGAACGTGAAAAGAATATGAAAAAGTCTTTGACGCATGATGATGTAGTTGAAGAAATTAAAGATATGTTAACAGATGCAGTAGAGCCATTTGATACTGTAATTGAAATTCCAGACGATGAAGAAATTACAAAAGCCCTACGTCCAGAAGTTACTAAGGAACAGCTTGGGATGATAATTGAGCATCTGATGGAAGCAATTGAAGGTATGATTGAGATGCCAGAAGAGGAAGAAGAGGGCGAAGAGTCTGAGTCAGAAATGCCTGTAGAAGAAGCCTCTCTTGATAACCCAGCTCCAGTTGGAGATCCAGACAAGAACGAAGTTAATTGGCCAGTAATTAAATCAGAGAATGGTGAAGATTATGAGTCAGACAACGAAGAAGAAGATAAGTGGGATAATATTCAAAAAGCCTGCTGGTCTGGTTATACTCAGCGTGGAATGAAAGAAAAGAATGGTCGCATGGTTCCAAACTGTGTGCCAGTTGAAAAAGTACAAAAGTCCATATGGGATGGAACTTTTATTAAATAACTATTGACATAGCCGTAGCTATTCCTGTATAATATATATTAGTGGGATGCTGCGGTTTATGTTTAGGACAGCATGTTAAATCTAACAGAATTAGGTGTAGAAGTCTTCATTAAGAAGGCAAAGAACATATCACCATTTTGGGATAATTATGATCTAGTTATCTGGAAAAAAGATATTAACGGATTTACAAATATAAAGGGCATGTTTAAAGATACATGGGGGACGGCAGAAAGAATATCTGTCGACGCTAACGGAATATGGAAATTGCCCACAAAATATGTCAAGCATTTTAAGTAATCTTGGAGTAGACGAAGAAGATTTTGATTGGCACGATTTAGCAGTATGTCGTGGAATGGATACAAATTTATTCTACGATAAATACGAATTAGATGTCAATATAGCAAAAAACATCGATGAGATGTGCTTTTCTTGTCCAGTAATGGAAATGTGTTACAGATCTGGAATAGAAAAAGATGAACATGGAGTTTGGGGTGGAGTTTATTTAACTGCAGGCTCTATAGATAAAAGTAAAAATTTGCACAAAACATCTGAAGTATGGAAGAGGCTAAAGAAGAGAAATGTTTATTAATAAAGATAAAGATCATTTTAAACATGGTATCAATTTATGGACAGGCGAACCAAATAAGCCTGTATTCTATACAGATGAAATGAAAAAAAGAGTACATGAAATACAGAAGCCATCAATGCTTCTCATGGACATTGTTAAATACCCTGACTTTCTTGCAATAAGACTATATGAAGATAATTTTATACAATTTGACGGAACTAAAAAAGAAATAGTTATAGATTACGTATCAAAGGTAAAGAAATTAATTGAATCATATGGAGTAAGATGCGAGTTAGAGGGGGTTCCAAGTGCGAGAGTATTATGATACAATTTACATCGTATTTATTCATTCCGAAAATTGTTACGGAACGGTAGAAAAATTGGGAGCTTTTGCGTCTTTGGTAAAATATAATATGAACGGAAATGAAATAGAAGAGCTTTTAGAAAATGAAGATTTCACCATCGTGGATGAAATTGTTCATCAGCATATTGAGGAATCAAATTAATGGAAAAAATACTGTGCTACAGTTGCAATAAATCAAAGAATAAATTAGATGTAAAGAAATCATCTTTACTTCCAATTAATTTATTGATGTGTGAAACCTGCATTACATCTAAATTAGAGCCACGATGGGTAATTATTTTGGCAGGAAGATCAAATGGCGCAGAGCATGTCAAAGAATATATTCAAAAAAGACGCTATATTGGTAACGAAGTCTCAGCATCTGAGCTATTAGTTTAGACTTAATTAAAGGTATAATTAGTTTATTATGGATTATACCTCTATTGTAATTGCTTTATTGGCTGCCGTATTTTCAGGTATGGGGACAGCCCTAGTGGCCTCCCTAAAAGATAGCAAAAAAGAAAAAACCAGGAAAGCTGAGCGTGAGCAGGACCATCTAAAGATGGAAATTAAGGATCTTAAAATAGCCTTATTTCAAATTGAGCGGGAATTAACTGATTGGAAGGACAAATATTATAACTCCATTCAAGAACTAATTGAAGTTAAATCTGAATTAGAAAATGCCCTAGTCCAATTAAATTTAATTGAATTAAGAGACCTGGACTCCGAATATTAAAAATAGTATACTAGGAATATGACCTGTATAGTAGCCCTTATAAACGAAAACAAAGTCCTTCTTGGAGGAGATGCTGCTGCATCAGATGATAAGTCTGGTTTAATTTTTCAAAGAACTGATCCTAAAGTTTTTAAAGTTGGGCAATATGGGATAGGCTTCATTGATAGTTTTAGAATGGGACAAATCATTCAGTACTATTGGACACCGCCAGTCTATAAACCAACTGCTGGATATAGGAACTTAGATAAGTTTATTAAAACTAAATTTGTTGAATCAATTAAAGATGCTTTTAAAGAATATGGATATGGCAACTTTGGTTCTGGTACAGAAGAAGGAGATCAAGGCGGAATCTTCATAGTAACAGTGCAGGGTTCTGGAAGAATCTTTACGATGGATAGCGATTTTCATGTTGCAGAATGTGATGTCCCATATATGGCAGAAGGCGCTGGGCAAGAACTTGCTCTAGGATCTTTATTCTCTACAGCATTAGTTAAGACTCCACGCAAGCGTGTACGCATGGCTTTGGAAGCGGCAGCTAAGTTTAACATGGCAGTAAGACCTCCCTTTACAATTATCGAGGTCTAGAGTATAATAGATTTATGAAATGGCTAAATCGTTTAGCCGCCCTACTGTTTGGATTAATATCAGTTGGGGTAATAAAAGACGTTCGTAGTAAGTATGATCTAATAATATTAGATAAGGAAAACTTACAATACGAGGAAGATGAAGACGACATGGAACATATCTCTGGATTAAGACCAGAAAATTATGATAATGCCATGGATCTTCGTGGAAGACCTACACATGCATGTATATGTGGATGTAACATATTCAACATTAAAGCAATATTTGATGACTACGAAATCGCTACATATTTTCTTGACATGGAATGTGTAAATTGTGGGACGCTAGTAACTGCTCCTACTCCGTTAGATAGAGAAGAAACAGATTTGTGAGAAAAGCAGAACGAATTAGAATTCTTGAATTAGAACTAATTAGACAACAATATGAGTTGGAATATATAAAGGCTACTCTTCATGCCTTTTTAGAATCAAGAGGAATGAACTTGCCAGAATTAGACGCTGGTAAATGGTACGAAAGAAAGCCACGCAGAGACTCTTGACGATATTCTGCTAATTTAGTAGAATAGTCATATGAACAAAAAAATAATTACGGCTCTAGCAGCCTTACTACTACTTACTCCAATTACTGCTAATGCAGCACAACTACAAAATAAAACTGTAGTTAATCCTACAATTGCAATTTTAGATACAGCAATTGATACATCTATTCCAACAATTAAAGATAGAATTGTATACGAAGCATGTGTAACTCAATGGTCTACTTGCCCAAATGGAATGTCTGAGATGGAAGGTCAGAACTCTGCTATACTGCCATCAAACCAAATTTCAAAGAATGGTTTTGATCATGGAACACAAATGGCTTCTTTAGCTATTGCTGCTAACCCAAATGTAAATATAGTATTCGTTAGAATTATTGGAATTAATAGAATTGGATTGAGACAGGCTTCTGGCGAGGCTACTGTATACAACGCTTTAGATTGGGTTCTAAGAAATCAGTCTAAGCTAAATATCCAGGCTGTATCTTTATCTCAAAGTCATCATAATTTAGGTGCTGCTGGTACAGATTACTGTCCAAAAACTCCTATTACTGAGAATAAAATAAAGCAGTTATCAGATATTGGAGTACCAGTATTTGTGTCTGCTGGTAACAATGGTGATGTAATGAGAATTGACTGGCCAGCGTGTATTCCAGCATCAGTCGCAATTAGTGCAACAATGCCTACCAAGTCAGTAGCGTTCTATTCAAACTTCGATCCACTGCTAACAGACTTCATGGCTTTGGGAACAACACAGGCAACTACAGTGGGTGGTAAGAAGATACCAGTTGCTGGAACATCTGCATCTACAGTAATTGCTGCAACACAGTGGGCAACTATTAAAGCTAATAAACCACACCTATCATATACTCAAATATATGATTTAATTTCAAAAACCTCTATTCTTTCTACTAATTCAAAGGTTAAGAATGGCAAACTAATTAATCTTGAAGGAGCATTAAATGGATAAGCAAATGACAGTTTTAGAAGGAATTATTGAAGACGTTGCTGTTGCATTATATCAAAAATGGTACAACGCAGTTCCTCAAGATCAAATTAATGAGGAGCATTCTAAGACTATGGAAAAAAATGCTAGGGATACTACCTTGTTTGTAATACAATTATTTATGGATAAGTTTAACAAAGCAGCAGAAGAACTGCAGGCTATTGACGATCCTAAGCAAGTTTAGTAGAATACATCTATGCAAACATTTTTACCATACCCATCAAAGCGTGAGAGCTTAGATGCTTTAGATAATAAGCGTCTTAATAAGCAGATACTTGAATGCTATCAGATATTAAATATATTGACTGGCAACTCAAAGTCTGGCGCTTGGCGTAATCATCCTGCAGTATTGATGTGGGAAGGTGCAGAAGCAGAACTATATCGTTATGCTATGACTGCGGTTGTACTAGCAGACATGCGTGGCATTAAAACAGATAAGAATAGAGAGAATTTAGAAAAGCTTTCTCGTTCTCGTGCATCATTAATGTGGGAAGATAATACTCCAATATGGGCAACAAGTCCTAGTACTATCAAACGTGTTAATGCAACACATAAAGCAAATTTGTATCGTAAGGATCCAATTTACTATGCTGAGTTTTTTTCATCTGTATCAGATAAAAACAACAAGCCGTGTTGCGACAAATGCTTATACTACTGGCCAACTCACCCACTGAAAGCGCTGGCAGCATGATAGTAACAGACTCAAATTTTGATGAAGTGGTATCAACTAACGGTTTAGTCTTGATGGATTTTTGGGCTGAGTGGTGTGGGCCTTGTAAAAAGCTTGGGCCAATCTTAGAAGAGATCTCAAATGAGACTGGATTACTCGTTGGTAAGTTAAATATTGATGAGAATCAAGAAAAAACTATTAAATACTCTGTACAATCAATACCAACTATGGTATTATTTAAGGATGGAAATCCTGTCCACACACTAGTAGGGGCAATGCCAAAACATCGCCTGATGAAGGAATTGGCAGAATGGATTTAACATTTGACGAATGGATATCATTCGGGATAGAAAAAGGCTGGTGTGGCCCTCCCGTATGTTACACACATGATGGACTACCAATGTCCGAACATGAAATGCAAGGCTTTGACGATGGAGAAGATCCCTGCATGCATATTGTTCGAATGTACGAAGACATTGATATGAAAACGGAAATTGAGGATAATCACTCACCGTCAAAGTGGCGGAACTCGTACACAAACTAGAATTCCACGCTCATCAAGAGGTGGATAAATTAAGGAGAAATAAATTAAATGAAATCATTTAAGAAGATCGCTCTAGCCATGGTTGCAGCCATGACTACCGCAACAATCGTAGCAACACCTGCAAGTGCTGCTGTAATGACAGTAGCTGTCGATTTGAATGGAACTGCAAATACAACTGCATCCGCTCTTGCGACACCAGCTTCATTGCCAGTCCCAGCAGATAACACAGTAGATGCAACAGATGCTCTACGTTTTGTGGCAACAGTTGATACAGGAACAGCAGTTTCTGTTACAGCAACAAACGCAACAATTGTATCTGCGCTACACACATCTGCTGCACCAGTAACAGCAGCGTCAGGATCAGCATCATTGACAATCGCAACTGGTACAGGAACAACTGCAACGTTTTATGTATATACTAAAACGACAGCAATTGGTTCAGTCGTAATCAATAACGGCGGAACAACTCTTACATATTATGTACAGGGAACAGCAGGAAAGATTAATAATCTTACTGTATCAGCACCAGCAACAGGTGCTGCTGGAACAAAGCAGGACATTCTAGTTACAGCAACAGACGTATTTGGAAATAAGGTTTCTGGTAAGTCTCTTACTGCAACAGTATTTGCTGCTACAGCAACACTAGATTCAGCAACAGCAACAACTGGTGCAACACTTACAGATTTTGGAGTTGCCACATTTAAGGCAACACTTCCAACTGTAGGAACACGTGCCCTAGTAATGTTTGCTCCAACAACATCAACAGATGCAGTTGCAGGCGCAGTTACTGGTCTCACAGCACCTACACTAGCACCATTTGCAGAGATCACAGTTCGTGACATGACAGCAGAACTTGCTGCTATGACTGCTGCAAAGCTTGCTGCAGAAAAGGCTCTTGCAGATGCAGTTGCTAAGGCTACTGCAGATGCTGCAACAGCTAAGGCTGCAGCCGATGCTGCTGCTCTAACTGCTGCTGCAGAAATTGCTAAGCTAAAGGCGGAAGCAGTAAGCGCAAAGCTTGCTTCGGACGCAGCTCTTGCTGCTAAGGATGCAGAAATTACTAAGCTAACTGCAGATAATGCTAAGGCTTTGGCTGCTATCAAGGCTTCTTTCAACACTCTCGCTAAGAAGTGGAATGCAAAGAATCCAAAAGCTAAGGTTGCTCTAGTAAAGTAATCTAAATTTAATAAGGGGGCAGGGCTCTAGGGTCTTGCCTCCTTATTATATAGATGATAAAATAATATGGTGGAAGATTACATACAGGATAAAGTTCGACGGGACATCATAAAAGAGATCCGTAATCTTGAACTTCCAAATGAGTGGAAGTCACAACAAGTAATTGATTACATAATCAGAAAGATAGATAGAAAATAATGTTAAATAAATTAAAACAATGGTTATTCCCTACAGAGGTAGATGGATTTAAATTTGATGCAACTGATCGTGATGGGGATGGCCTAATTCAAGAGGGTAGCCCTTTTGAAAGAAAGGTGACAGTTGTGAAGAAAACAACAAAGAAGGCAGCAGCAAAGAAGCCAGCAGCTAAGAAGCCAGTAGAAAAGAAGGCTCCAGCAAAGAAGACTCCTGCTAAGAAGTCTCCAGCAAAGAAAACTGCTCCAAAAAAGACTACTAAAAAGAAGTAATGCCTACAGAAGAAACGTGTGAGATGGGGGGTTGCAGCAAGCCTGCAACCCACATCACTAGTACAGAAACTAAATATATAGTAATTTGCGACGATTGTTATAACAGCAGGTATAAATCTTAAAAATGCTATAATAGAGTATAAGCGGATGTTCTAGACCCGCTTAAATTAAACCTATAGGAGAAATAAAATGGCAGACGGAAAAGATCTAAATGGCTTCACAAGCCCAAAAGTAAATGACGCTCCAGTTTGGAACGGCGTACAGTATGCTGCAGATCCAAAGCCAGCGTTTCCATCAACAGATAAATCATCACAGGATGGCGCAGGACTAGGCAACGGCGGTAAGTAATATGTGCATTGATTGTGGATGCGGTATGGATACAGTTGGTATGGGAATGGGAGATGCAAAGATCCCTGGAGGAATGCTAGACGTATCTAGAGATGGAGAAGCTGGATTAACTTTGAATATGACAGCAACTCCAGAACAAAGAGAAAGTTTCATTAATGAGTGAAAATGGAACAGGAATGTCTACTCCACCTAATAATCAACCAGCAGGTGCAGTAACTTCACAAGAAGTTAGTAGGAAGAATCCAAGTCAAGGTAAGTTTAAATCTGGTGTAGGAAGACCTGCAGTTAAGATTGATACAAACAAGCATGGTATTCGTAGAGAAACTAATTTAGTCCCAAAGAGGACTGGAAGATCGAAGAAGGTATAGGCTAAACCCCCGAAAGGGGGTTTAGTTTTCTATGTGTAAGCAATGCGGTGATTGTACAAAACAACATGAATATAGCATGGATGATGCTATTGACAGGTCCATTGACTCTATTGTATAATTAAGATTCATAGGAAGAGGCGGATATGTGGGAAATGATACTCTTATTAGCAGCATTTGCTTGTGGTATTGGAATTGGTAAAGCTAGAGCCACGAATGCTGATATAACAAATAGAACTAGTTATATGCAAGATTTGATTGATGAAGCATATGAAAAGCGTGATGCCATGAAAAGGAATTGGCTTGATGCAGAAGAAAAAGCGGAAACATGGGAACGCAGATACTGGTCACTTTGGGAAGATATAACAGAAGAGGACGAAGAAGATGGATCTTGAAGCAGCAGAAACATCTCATTTAAGAGATCCTAGAGATCAAATTAGTTATAAAAAAACTAGCTGGGCATGCCCTTGTAATGGGTGCAAAAAGGCTGCTAAAAGAGAGCGGGAAAGAATTGCTGGACTTATTCAAGAACAGCATTTGCTTTCGGCATCAGGTGAATTAAGGCGGTATGGTTTAAGAATGGTGGAATGCATGACAGGTACATGTGATTGTTATGCAATTATAGATATGATTATGGAAGATTAAATGTATAAGATATATGAAAAAGCAATTAGTCTTTCTGTAATTACTAAGCGTCCAGAAAAATGGCTATTGATAGACAGAGAAACTGGTCAGATTTATCAGGGAAATCCTAATGGATATTGGGACAAAATGGAGATTAAAGTGAGGGAAAATAATGAATAAAAAGATAATTACAGCATTAATAGCTATATCAGCATTCCTTGCTATTACTGCTTTGACATACAAATCATTAGAAGGTTTAGATCAATTAGATCTAAGTGATCCATTTGAAGTTGAACTAGACGATGAGTAACCTTGAATTAGGTCAAATGCTTTTAAGCAATAATGACTGGCATCAATATGAGTGTAATTGGGCTCAGGATGGATTAACTTTAATTGCAGAGGTAATTGCTGAGATTCGTGGAAAATCTTATGGCACATATGGGTGGGATGGACTGCTCACATCAAATTCTGGGGCTGAAGAGTATGTCAACGATGTATTTGAAATGCGTTCATATTGTTGGTGTGATGCTGGATGGGATGAAAATCCAGATCATCCTCATGCTAAGGGTTGTCCACCAAACTTTTTGTATAAGCCAAATGGCATGATAATTACATGGTACAAGCATGCTGCTCGTGGAACAACTTCAAACAAAAGTTATCCAGGTGCTAGGACTTGGTTTGAAATAGTGAAAGATTGTATCAGGAGTGTAGAATGACACACGATGAATTGCTAATTGAAATAAATAGAAGGCTAGATGTTGCACTTTACAATGGTGATCCTCAAATAGCTCATGCCCTTCGTGCAGTAGTTGAGTATATTAAGCCTAATGATTGGGACTTTACTGATGAAAGATATAATAAGCTAGAGATATTTAAGATTATTGAAAGAGAGCTAAAATGATTAAAACATTTTTAACAGGGGCAGTACCAGTAGGTTTATTTGTGTATCTTGTAATGTTTCATACAACAGTATTTCTTGTGTTTTTTATTGGGCTTGGATTAGCTCTTGCTTCATATATGGTTGGTGAAGCAATTAGAGAAGAGTTTTTTAAGGATAAAAATGGGTAAAAAGAAAATTGATCGCCCAGCATATATTATTAAGGTTACTCGTGACTGGAGATATGGAAAGAGAGCCAGATTCTGGGAGATACAAAAGTGGTATCAGATGGGTACAAAGTCAGATGAAGGATACTGGAGTCGTGCCTGTAAGGGTGGTCTTGCATACACTGAATGGGGCATGTGGAGAGCTATTGATAAAAAGTTAAAGAAAATGTCTTACGGCTATTATGAAAACTATTTTAGTTTAGATAGAAATCCAATCGAGGAGCCTAAATGACCCCTACTTGCGACAGATGCAGCATGAAGTTTAGCTCCTCCATATTCTGGGACTGGCATAAGGTTAGCTCAGACCGCATGGTAATGTGTAGAAATGGGGCGGGGAAGCCATATACAAAACCAAAGAATTATAATATAATAACCAATATAGATAACACATACATTAATTTAGGTCATATTGATCGCAATTAGTGAAGCGAAAAGTGCAGCGGAAAGAGAGAAGACATAAATGTATATAGCAGAATGTACTGGCATGGATAAAGCATTTAAGGCACAGACCATATACGCAGCATGCGTAAAGCTGGTCGAAGAATCTATGCCTGGAATTAATCCAGAATCAGCCAGAGAATTGGGTAGAATTAAGGCGGAATCCTTGATCTATTCTAAGATTACTCATAATGAATGGGATTCAATTATCGACGGGCTGAAGAAAGAGATTAAAGTAAAATGATTCTTGGTAGAATTATATGTAGAATAAAAGGACATAAAGAGCTAATTACGGCTGGATCATGTCCATTTACTGGCTCAACATATGACTATTGTGAAAGATGTGGAGCTATGATCCCTAGAGAGGTAGCAGAATGAAAGAAATTACCACACCAGAGCATAGAACACGCATAGTACCTTTGCGCTTTATTGCCAATAATGTGTTTCATCCTATTTCAATGTGGTTCTTTCATATTGGACTTAGACATAACGATAAATTAGAGTGGGATTCAGAGTATAAGTGGCATAACCGATTCATGGAAGCTTTTGGATTTAGGTTATATAAACTATTTGACTATCCCTATGAGTGGTGGGGAACAGTATATAAACTAGACATGGATGCACTAAAAGAAAGTCTAGAAGATATAGATATGAGCGGGGAAGCCTGGGATGATTACGATGATAATGGTACTCCATATTGGGATTATTGGTGGAATGAAGATCCAATTACAGGAGATGCTTGGAGAATAGTTCGTAAATGAAAATTGCATTTGGTATACTAGTATTTCTGTTTTTATTTTTAAATTACATGGCATGGTTACAGAGCCAGAATTGGGGATAAACTAGTTGACTAAGAATAATCTATTTTGTGAACATACATATAAATACATGTATGCTAATCCTTGTCCAAAATGTGGCGGGGAAACCCATGAAATTGATTGGAAACTAGTAGCAGAACAACATAAGGATTGGATAGCATCAGGAAAGGCGGTAGCTCAAGGATGGTGGAGTATATGAGTATAGTATGCAAGTGTGATAAATCATCCCTATTTCCTAGATGTAATAAGAATCCAGAATATTGCCCAAGAGTCGAAGAAAATAAGATCCAAGACGACATATGGGCTTCACAAATTTCATTTGAAGAATAGGGGCGGGAGAAATGGGAATCCTAGATAACCTAGAAGCATATATAGAATATATAGAGTCATATAGAGTACCTTGCAGTATATGCAAGAAGATATTCCTCAAATCAAATGAGGATCCATTTACATGTTTAATCTGCTCCAAGTAGCGCTGTGAACCATTTAGAAATTGTTTTACGCTAAAGGATAGCTTCTCCTATTCCCCCTCCCAAAATCTCCCTTGTATGGGCATTCTATGCCCTTTTATGTGGAGTAAAGTGGAGTATTGTGGAGAGAAATGGTTATTAATTTACTATCAATTATTGGTAATTATTATATATAGATATATACATGTAATTGACCATCTCATTATATAAGACGTAATCCCATTTGTAGCAAATTTTCAGCGATTTGTCAATACCTGTCGTAAATGGCATATTTGGCCCATTCTGTCAACATTTCTGGGATATAAAAATGCTCCCGTAAACGGGAAAATTTGCCCACAATTTTGACAGATTTGGATCTCATTATGTGAGATTCTATATACATTTATTTAAATTCTATATACATTTAATTACATTTAGATCAAAATTTCCAGGATTTTTTTCATTCGTCGTAAAAGCGCTAAGCTGCCCTCATTTTGAAAATAGAAAAAGGGACAAATTGGACATCTCTGTCCAACTGTCCCAATTACTTCTATTTAGATCTAAGGCAGTTTGATGTTATTGAATTGATTTGCTTGCTTTATCTTATCTACAAGTTGGTCTAGTTTATATGCTATAGCAAGACCTTCGGAGACTTCTTGATGTCCCGCCCGTTCTTCATAGACACGAGCATTCTTCTCAATAATCCAGAGAACTACCTCCATGACCCTGTCGATAGTCCATATAGGTTGCTGTGATAGATAATATCCTAGACTTGCTGGATTGAAGTAATGGTCTTCTACTGAGTTTGCTAGTAGTTCTCCCACCTTGTGTTCTTTTGTTGCCATTGTATCCGCCTTTCGTTTTGTCGATTATATCAGAAGGGGCTGACTTTCGCCAGCCCCCGTCTCAATATATGAGATTACTTCTTTGGGGTCTTGACTTCAGCTGAGAACTTAATTCCATTTTGTTCCGCCTCTGCCAAAGCCTGCTTCGCTGCACCTGAGAAACGGCCACGGCGGCCAACAGTAATTCCCTTGCTTGCTAGATATTCACGCTTTGTTGTCATTTGTTTGATCCTTTCATGATCGGTTATATTTATTATATCTGATATTCACGAATTTGTAAATACCCTCGTAAGAGAAATTATTTGCCCTCAATTAGAATCCCATTTTCCATTGATGGCCATTCATCCTCTATATCTTTATTTAGTTGTATATCTACGAGCTCCACCTCAATTGGTTCAATTACATCATCTGTTTCCAATTGAGACCACTTGTGGGACTCTAAATTTGCTGCTATGTCGTATGCCTGGTCCGCATCTGCCGCTTCTACATTGACGGCATAATCGGACATAAGACGACCAATTACTTTAAATGTCTTCAAGTAATTCCCTCATTTCCCACTCTGCATATGTACGGACAATAAAGTCCTTACCTAGATTGTAGCAATATTCACAAGCATCTGTCAAGGACTCTGTCTCATATATTGGAAGCTGAACTGGTTCAATTCCTTCCTTATCATAGATCTCAAATGTTCTAGTTCCTCCTGGTGATACATCGTATGCAATTTCCAGGATTTCTAAGCTTGGTGCATAATTACTCATTTGGTCCCCCGTCCCTCTCGATAATAGATCTAACTAAATCTTTAGCCAAATCTTCGTGCCCGTTTTGAATCCAGGCACGGGCTAATTCTAATTTGTAATTAATTAACTCCTGATCATTCATCATCTTCCTCCTCAACAAGTTCAATGATTTCCTGGTCAATCATCCAGTCACGTAGTGATTCATATAGGTCCTCAGTCCCATATTCTAAACTAAATCCATTTTTATCTGCCTGTGTCCAGAACAATTCCCAGACCTCTTCTTCACCCATGGTGACGCAGTACTCATCGTCTCCGCCTTCCTGAATGTCTCTGTATAGGTCCCTTGCAACATCCCAAACATAAACCCAAACTAAGGGTTGTCCAACTGGGAGCACGGAAATCTTTTCAATGATGTCTTCGATATCATGATATACGTCCTGCATGCGTGTTTGTTCTTGTAGGTCCATTATTCTCCAGCCTCCCTTGCCGCCAAGGCAAAACTAATGTCGTATGTGTATTTGTACATCATTGTGAGAGCGTCTAGAAATCCTTCTTCGTACTTACGCTCCATGGATTCCATTGCGTCTGAGTAGTCGTTCTCCTCCTCAATACGCTGTGCTTCTGCGTAACGGGCTTCTGCCTCCAGCATGTCAATCTTTAATTGGCCATGCATGATATCAATGCCGCTAACTCCAGCCTCAACTAAGCGCTGTAGATGTGGGTCCAACTTGTCCGCCTGCTCTTGCATTATTTCTCCTTTGTTTTGGCCAGTATATCACGAGCCACTGACAATAAGTGGGCGGTAGCAATGATTTGCCCGTTAGTAGAGATATCCTCAATCTCCAAAGCATGGTATTCATTTGATTCCATTTCCTCAAATAAATCCATTTCAACTTGTAGAGCCTCTGAATCTTGTTCTAAGCTAATTAAATGTAACTTCATATATTCGATCATTTCTTCCATTATTCAAAATACCCCTCTGCCCATAAGCCTTGTAAGAACGATAAACTTGTTTTAAGTCCGCCTAGATTTCTATCAGAAATTGACGGGGTCTGAGAAGATTCTTCAATCTGAATAACTTCTGCTAATGAATCCATCATTATATTTAAATCCTCTAAGTCATAGCCTAGCATTATGCCTCCTCATCAAACTCTAGATAATATTGGTTGTCAGGTTCTAAATCATAAAATTGATTAAACCTACCTTTTAGATAATTGCTAGATGACATATCTGCAATTCTCCAATCTGCATACAGTTGGCCTTCATCTAAATTAGAATTCATCCAATCATCTAACAATTGTTCTGCAATTTCTTGCAATTCAGCGTCAATCACCATTTGGTTTTCGTTTTCTAAGAAACTCATGCTTCCACCTTTTCTGTAGATTCCAATAATACCATGTGGGTCTGACATTCTTTCATAGCCTCTTCATCTCTCCATGAGCCCTCATTACAAGATGAACAGAATTGACCACAATCATTATCGCAATAATCTAATGTATCATATGAATCACATGCATAACAACGTGTCTCATATTCCATGATTTCTTTTACTTCACCACGGACAATCTCTAGTTCTCCACCCCAACCCTGCTCTTCTTCGTATTCTAATGTAAGAAGAGAGTTAGGAACAAGATGAGACAACTTCTGCAAAACGGTGACGGCAGGAGACCAAGCAGTCTCATACTTATATACAAGCCAGTTGTCATAACCCTCTGACTTATATTCAATTAGTTCTGTGTTTGGATATTCATCCTCATCACGAACAGCGACATCCCATTTGGTTCCCCAGTTGGAATTGTTCCAAGAATACCAATCCTTTTGGGTCTTAGCAAACTCAACAGATTTGCGGAACCAATCAGGGTCTTTCATGTCGATATTGCCACGGTCAGGCTGGCATGCATATTCCTCATCTGTAATGCCGTCATCCTTATATGAGTGGATATTAAAGAAAGCAAAGACAGGATTAGAATACTCAACCTGCTTAATTTTGGTGGGGAAACCTGAAGATGAGATATCACCCATACCATATGTCTCTTGTGCTAAAGTAAATGGACGATTCAGTCTTTCTTTGATAGAATCAATTTCCTCTTTTGGACCTTGAATTGTCAAGGTGTTATATACCCAATTTGGCATTGTATATCCTTTCGTTGATATGGCTTAATTATACATTCCACCACTGACAATTGTCTATAGAATATCCCTGTGATGCCCACCACATTTGATCGAGCTCGATCTCAAATTGTGGAATTTTAGGGAAAATACTTGACACTCGTAAATAGCATATGCTACCCTCACCATCTGAGGGCAAAGCAAAAACCCCAGGAAAGCTACTGGGGGTTTTAAAAGTAGGGCTGCTAGTCAAACGAAAGGAATTAAGTAAACCTGCTTTACTTAGCGACTTGGTGATTATACCTAATTAGCCGCACCCTACTACTCAATGAACAGGTCACACGGACCTATTCATATTATAGCATATTAGTTGACTAGCATTTCATCAAGCGCATACTTCTCACAGAATGTCGAAAGGTCCATTGTGAATAGCGCCTCATTCTTCATTCCACGGACCTTGTTCTCCGTATTACGGAAATCATCCTCTTCATGAAGACTGAATGTCTGTTGCTCCCAGTCAACGATAGCAATCTTGTGCTCGTTGTCTGAAATCTCATTTACATGTAGACCGAATCCAGTCTCCATGTTCCAGTCATTACCAATGATATTGCTAATTGCTATACGTGTTGCATATGCTGGGTCATTCCAACGTGGACGAGCAGCGATGACGGCGTCCGCTAGTTTGCCTAACATCTGATGTCCTGCCCAGTGTCCATATAGTACGATTGTATTTCCATTCGGCTGTACAAATCCGAAATTTGCTCTATCTCCCACCGTTATACCTCTTCCTTTTCTATTACGGGTGTTTCTTCTGTCTTATTCAATTGTATAATTTCAAAGGCCTTTTTGTCAAGGGCCTCTTTATTCTTATTATAATGATGCCCGCAGAATGCAAGCTCACCCTCTATAAGTTTAACTAAATATAAAGCTTGGGCGGAACCACATTGGTCACAGCCAATCCACTTATTTAGATCCTCAGAGGTCATAATCTACAGTCCCAAATTCGATTTGGTCGGCAATGTCATCATAAACTTGTCCGTCATCAGATGATTCAGCCCATAATCTAATATTGGCAATAATAACCTCACGGGCAAACTTGACACCGTCTTCAAAACCGTCTTGGTAATCCATTTTATCTCCTAGTATATCCTGTTGGTTCGTATTCAGATACATAAGTTTCTGTTAGATTATATGTATCTCGTATTGAACTTACTTTCTCAATACTACCAGTTCCGATATTGAATGTCAATGGTGCAATTAATTGTGGGTCTAACCCAACAATCTCCGCTGACCAGTAGGCCCTTTGCAGGGCCAACTGGTTTGGAGCAGTTAATTCAAAATACATTAGTAACTCACGTCCGAATCTTCTACTGTCCAAGATTCGACAACAACGTCTCCATTGTATGCATCAAGAGTTAAAGTATCCTGTAGGAAGTAATGTGCATCAAAATCTTCTACCTCTTCTAGAGGAATGTCGTAGTCGATTTCAAATGAAATAGTTCCAGTAATGCGAACTGTTTGCTTTGGCTCGTGACCAAGAATTTCGCATAGGTCATTGAGAACTTCTAACTTCTCGTAGTTTGGATTATACCAACCGTCGGCAGAAAGATTATCAAGAATCTTGCTAATCTGTCCATTGCTAATCGCTAACTGGTCTTGTAGTCGGCGGTATGAATCAAGATGAATCTCTAATTCATTTACCTTCATTGTAGGGTAAGTTACCTCACCATTATTAATTGACTTATATGTTACCAAGGTATTAGCATCATATGAGTATGGAGCCGTGCTTGTTGTTTCCATTTCATTCCTTTCGTTTGTTGGTGTAATTGTAGCATCATGTACTGACAAAAGAATTGGGACACGCCCACATGGACATGTGATGTTATTCACACTTCCAGACGGGAATCCAAATCCATCTCTGGATGTAAATTCGATCAATGAGTCACATTCATTTGGGTCACATGCGTACGTATATTTAGTCCAGGTTGTCATGCTGAGAATTATACAGGCCCACACTGACATTTACAAGGATTTCCAGGGAATTTCTTTGTGATACGTAACACAAAAAATTGGCCTTTAGATCTGCGGGCGTCTCACATATTGATATTGAAATCTCAGCGATTCGTACGGGACTTGAACCCGTGATCTCTACCGTGACAGGGTAGCGCTTTATCCAACTAAGCTAACGAACCGTGTGGAGCAGTTTTAAATCATGCTCAGGATTTTGCGTTAATTAAAACGCTTTTACTACTTGCAGAATTTTATTTTTTTCTGCGGTAATAATTGGGTCGAATCCTGAAGCAGAAGCCCACTTAGATTCGTTATTATTTTTCCGAGTTGGTCGGAAATAATCTAGGCGTTCAGTTAGAGCGTTGAATGCGCCCCACTTTGTGCCTTTGATATTAGCGTTAGTTGGTGAGTTATGATAAAGGTCATCAAGCAAAACGACTTTATTTTCCCACTTAGTCAAAGCCAACTTAGACTTATCTTCAGGCTTAGGATAAATTGTTTTGATAAGGTCAGAGAATTCCTTATCAGTAATTTCCTGCTTGAAGAGTTCCTGCGCTTCTTTTTCGAATGCGTCAAAGTATCCAAGAGTAAGCCCAAGAGTTTCACGAGCAATTTGAATCTTGCCGTCTGCGGTCTGCGTGTGGCGAATCTTGAAAGATTGCTTAGCAGACTTCATCGCAAGATTTAGAGTGTTTTGGCATACAACACGAACAGGAGTAATTGCAGCCTGAACAGCAACAGAACCATCATGAGATGTCCAAACAATAAGATACAATTTTGTCTTATCGTTAGCACCTTGTGGGTCTAGCACCATTTCACGAGGAACAGTAAGAGAGCCGAATACGACTTTACCATTCTTTAGAGAACCAGCAGATTCCCAAGCACAGCGAGAATCTCCGTCTAAGATATTGTCTGCGAATGAGAATAGTTCTTCATTCTGCACGACTTTATAGCGAGAACCAACAACAGAGAGAACATCAGTTCCGCTATTGAATGGATTTGTGCGGGTTACATATTGAGCACCGCTAGTATCATTCCAAGATTCTGGAATATAATCAGCAACAGGAGAAAGCGAAACATTCCAATTAGAAAGTTTTGCTTCATCAAGCATTAGTTGAGTAGAAACCGCTTCATCTTGTGAGAAGATTCGGTTAGCGAGATTGTGCCATGCAGGAGTTCCACGCAAAGCGAAAGCGACTTCGTCGCCATTTGTTTCAAGGTTATGAGCCATGAATTTTTCCTTTCAGTTAGGTTGATTTAGCAATTATAGCAGGGGGGTCTGACATTATCAATAGTTAGATGTAATATGTCCGAATTGTCTCAGGTGATCAATCTCACAAAATTTTACGGCGTTTTCCACAGCTTTCGTAAGGCTGTGGATAACCCCCCACGTCTGCGGGCCTAGCTTGGGAAATGGGGCGGGATTGAAATGCATTAAGATCCCGCCCCAAGATTATTAGCCAAGCAATTTAGTTAGTTCTGTTTTCTTTGGGATAACTTCCATCGGTAAATAAACTGCTGTTGTTTTCTTTTTCTTTAGTTGGTCATAAACATAAGCACGAACATTACCAGAGAAGCGGCGGAGATTGGAAAAAACTAATTCCGTTAAGTATTCTTTATCAACACCTTGCTCTGAATAAATAGTAAGGTCGTTGTCCTTGTTCTCATCATAGATTTCTACACGAAAACGATTTTTCATTTTGTTCCTTTGTTAGTAGGGATTAGAATTATAGCATGGGGGCTAGATTTTTGTCTAGCCCCCTACTATTTATTTATAGATAACGAGCAACTGCGTTATAAGTTGAAGTATTTACAACTTCCTCGTCGGTCATCTTGAGAATACGAATTGCGTTCTCAATTTCCTCTTTCTGCTCACGATACTGCCACTCATGGAAAGTAATGTAATCCTTAGTTGGTTCAGCAGGAATTACAAAAGTTCCAGCAGGTAGAGAGAAAGATACATTTATCTCACCATTGTAGCGAGTATGAGCAGACAAGTTTTCTGCCTTAGAGATTTTATCAAGGGCAAGTTTCGCAACTTCCTTGTTCCACTTCTCTACTGCCTTCTTGTGCTTAGCCTCGTTTGCTTCTTGCGAAACATAGTCTTTATTTAGTTTTTCAAGCGCACCTTCTAGTGCCTTGATTACCTTAGTTGTAGCGATTTTTACGCTAATTGCTTTTCCTCTTGCCATCTGTTTATTTCCCTTTCGTTAGTTGTTTGTTTAGCCAATAGTATAGCGGATACCACCGACAAAAATTGCGGAGTAGTTTATAGACATACTCAGGTCTTATCTTTATTTAGTTAGATACGCTAGTCCAGCGTTCTGTCCCATTTACATCAAGCAAGACACGATTTACACCGCTTGGGTGATTATCTACTGCTTTGATTACTCCGACAACACCGCTCTTTGCGGTTGTAATTGTCTGTCCGATTTCTAGGGTTGTGCTCATTTTGTTTCCTTTCGTTAGTTTGAGAGTTGAATTATAGCAGAGCCCACCGACATTTAGTAGGCTCTGCCTGTGTGAGTTTAGTCACAATTCGGTAGCCATGCGTCTAAGTGGTGTTGTTCCACGATAGCATGGGCGGGCGCATACTTATCTCCACGATAAAATACACCTTCAGGCATTTCGATCAGTTTGTTGTAGTCCTCGTCCCAATAAGCGTCAATAGCCTCGATACAAGGCTCAACCATTGAGAGCGGGACGGGTGGGTAATGATTACCCTGTAAGTGATAACCAATAGCAGTTTCTAGGTCTAAGCCTAGCTCATCTGACGCAAGGTCATAAGCGAGATTACTCCCCATTGTTCAATACCTCATCTCTCATTGTTTCGATTTCGGTGATACTTTCAATTAGTTCTCTGAATTGTGTTTCAGTTAGTAATACTTTAGTAACTTTATCAGTTACGGCAGAAGCAATTTCGGTAGCATACATGAACATGGCTTTAGCCATTTCATCTTGCGAAAAATCGTTTCGGTTATGAACAATATAAGAAGCCATTAGCATCTGGCTTTCACCAATTATGCCTTCCTCAGTTGCGTTTAGTAGAGCAGAAGCGGTAGATAACATTTATTTCCTTTCGTTGTGCGGTGGGTAGATTATACACCTACCCACCGACATTTTTACGCTAGGGCTAAGTAAGCCTGACCGTAGCCCTCATTTACACGGTCAAGTTCGTCTTGAATTTCAGACCTAGACATGAGAGATACTTTTCCGATTAACTCACGGATAGCGCCCTCGTTCATTAGAGTAAATACGGAAGCAGGCATACGAGATACTTGCTGATACATAGAGCCATTAGGGTCTAATAAAGATACGAATTCCACACCATCAACGGTGAATGGATACGATTTCCAGTTTGCGAATTGAGACATTTTTTACCTTTCGTTTGTCGATAGCGCAATTATAGCGTAACCCACCGACATTTACTAATCGAGCTTCGGCGTGTCGTAAATTTATTTTGTGATAAATTTCACAAAATCCAGGGCGTGTCGTAACTTGACGTAACAGGAGTTTTGCCCCCACTCCTTTGCGGGCCCTTTACTCCTCCTGGTCCCAAATGTCAGGATCGACTTCTTTTAAATATTTTTTCGCAGCTTCTCGTTCCTCTTCTGATCCAAGGACCGTGGCCATTAATGCATTAAAGTATTTCATTTCTTCTCCTTTATTTTTTAGTTGCGCTAAATCTAACATCTGCTTTTCCATATACACAAAGTCCGCATGATACGCAGGCGGAACCATTAGTTGAAATTAACGGAATTTGTTTATTATTCTCAGGACACTTAGCACCAGGCTTTCCGATTAAATCTTTCATGGTACTTTCGGTGACTGCAAAAGTTTTTCCTAGATACGCTAATTTAATACCGTCGTTATTTTTGCGTAAGTCATGAGCAATTTCTTTATTCTCATCGTCGGTAGAGAAATAAAGAGATAAGTTAGGAATATCCTTAAGAATAAGCGCTGCAGACTTTACACGTGTATATACCCAGAATTGAATATCAGGCTGTTCCTCAATTACTAAGCGCCATGCTTGTGCATACTCATCGTTAAAGAAATCGCCATCCCAGTGAATGCGGAATAACATCTTAGCATTGCGCTTAACACAATCAGCCTTGAAATCTGCAATCATTTCGGAAAGTAGAGAATACATCCCCATACGGTCTTCATTACGTAGTAGGTCCCAGTTATGCAGAAGAGTTGCTTTTACTCCCTTATAAACTTTTTCGAGCTTACCAGCGTAGCAAACACTTTCACAGATAGACGTTGCGCCAGGACATGAATAGTTTTTTCCTGCAGGTAGGCCGAAGGTGTTGGCAATTGTTGGAGTTTTTCCATTTGGGGAGACGGCATTAGCGACCTTTCTATCGTTAGAACGTTTTAATTTAGACGAGTTCAAAGTAGTCATGAGTTCCTTCCAATTCGTCAAAAGTTTTTTCATGAGCCCATTCTTGATAGTGAATAACACATAGATTATTAGGCTTAATTGAATAGGCAGTTAGCCCGTGAGCATTTCCATAGCATACAGCGCACATAAGTTTTCCCTTTCGTTATGCGGTAATTATAGCGGATAGCACCGACAAAAACTAATCTATTTGTTGTGAGAGATCTCACAAAATTTCAGGGTGTGTTGGTACTTGACGTAACGATGATCATGCCCCCACAGCTTGTGCGGGCTAGTTGAATTTTCAACTACTTTTATTTTTGTGTTTTCGTTTTCGTGAATAAACTTTTTTACTAGGGATCGGAGTGGCCGCATTACTGCGGCGCAACTCCAAAACTTTTTTTATTCTTTCTTTATTTGGTAATTTCATTTTCTGTCCTTTTTATTTTAGTTGGTGAAAGTTGGAATTTTGTAATTGCTTGCGTCATAAAAACGATTTGCGTCAAATCGTGGATTATCTTTCGCAAACATCTCCGCAAAATCTACAACCATTTTAGAAAAAACGGCTGGGTGTGTTTTATCTGAAACATACTTTAGAATTTCTGCAGTTGCAACATAGTCTTTTCGTGTCATCATTATCGCTTTACTACCTTTCCGTTTCGGTGAAAAATCTTTGTGTAGCATTTGCCACTTGGTGTAAATAAGTTAATTGTTGCATACTCATCAGCAAAACCCCAATCAACAAACTTAGCAAACTCCTCATGAGCATTTAACTCATCTGAGTATTCTTTTGACCAATGAGGTGCATTTTCATCATAGGCAACTGAAATCTTATACATTACAAACCCCACACATCTAATGCACAATCGCATTGTTCTACATCATAATTATTTTCATCTCCCCAAAATAGGAAGCCAGCACCACCACACTCATCACAAGCAACGGCGATTATTTCTTTTACATCTTTTACCATTTTAGTTTTCCTTTCGTTTTGTTGTTGGTATTGTATCAGTTAGCACTGACAAATTAGAGAGCACCCTCTTGAAATAAACCGATTTCAAGAGTTAGCATTTCATCGGGAGTGGCTTCGGATAAATCTACCCAGCCAGCACCCTGCTCATCAAGTCTAAAAATTTCAATGTATCCCATTATTACTCACCAACCTTTACGGCTAGTGTGCGGAATTTTCCATTTGATAATTCTACGAGATAACTCTCGCAACCATCATACCAAACTGCGTGAGGGTGTTTCTCAGCATGGACAATTTTGCTTTCGGTTGAACGAGAGCGATAAGTTTTTCCTACAAGTAGGTTTTCGATTGTATAGACATTTGCGGACATAGTTTCCACCTTTCGTTTTTGTTATGCCGTAATTATAGCCTACGGGTCTGACATTTTTCTACTTACTAGCCAGTAATTCCATATTTTGAGACGCTCAGCCCGTGTGATAAAAATCACAAGATCTTCGGCGTGTCGCAGGATTTTTAGGGGATTTCTTAAATCGGACATAAGGGACAAATTGCCCCCATAGCTTTTGCGGGCCGTGTCAAGTCGACACGCCGTTGTGTCGATGTGAAATGTATCACACGATTATTCGTGGATACATTCCGATTCGATCTCATGACCGAATTCATCTACGAGTTCCTCGTAGATTTCATCCATGTAATCTAAGAAATCCATTATTCGTTTTCCTTTCTAATAGTAGCGGATAGAACGGCAAGGGCTTCCGCCTTGCTTGCTTCACGTTGTGCTTCAACGTGCTTTTTGAATTCGTCTAAATTCATTATGCTAACCAACTTTCTTTTGTATAAGATAACCATTCACCAAGAGTCATTAAACCCTTGTATTCATTACAATTTCCGCAGTAAAAACTTCCTGCGTAGTCTGAGCAAAAAACGCAGACGATTTGATTTGCTTCATCAGCAGAAACATTAGCGAGAGTAATCTCTCTGATTTGATTTAGTGTAGTCATTTTAACTACCTTTCTTTTAACGATTAAAACCTTATTTAATCTTGATACTAGTATCCTAACATAGACCACTGACATTTTGACCCGTTTTTCGGGCGTGTCGCAAAACTATTTTTGTGATTTAGGTCATGTGGATAACTTACGCTCAATTTTTAAGGGATTTCCACACCTGTGTATAAAGCTGTGGATAACGCCCGCAAAAGACTGCGGGCCGATCTGACAAAGTCAAATCGACACGCCGTTAGGCGTATGTGATTTACGCCTCTTCTTTATCTCGCATCGCTAAGCGCCAAGACCAAATAAGGGCGGGGATACCAATAAGCAAATAGGTAGGGATATTAGCGTATAGCCCTAAGAAATCGGAATTTATATATAGAAATTCTGTAGTTAGTTCTAGTGTCATTTACTTATCTCCAAACATATTAAATACTTCATCTAATTCATCATCTGTTAAGTGGTCTATCTGTATAGCCTTAGTAAAGCCGAAGATATCCTCTTCTTCTTCTACTAGTTGCTCATATTGTTCTTCTTCATCCATCCAAACATAAGCATCTTTAACATCTTCTTGAATTGTATCCCACTTAGTCATTACTTGTTATCCTGTTCTACTTTAGAGATGAACGCCTCAAACTTAGGCTTTACATCTGTGCTGTTTAGTTCTTTAATTGTATCCATTACCTCTGACATTTTCTTAGCGGTAAATCCTGTGCCCTTGCATAGAGAGCCTTGCCATACTGAGTAAGTGATTTTCATTTATTGTTCTTCTTTCTGTTAGTTTCTAATAAGATTAAGGTACATCATAGGTCTGACATTTTCAAGTCTATTTAGTGTGGTGTTGCTCACATATTGCAAGCCACACCCTCGCTATGTAGTCCGCTTAGGTAGTGACCTTTAGCGATACAATTTTTAGCTAAATCATGAAACGATTTGCATTTCATCTCATGCCATAAGATGTAGTCCTTATGCACTACCTTATCGCAAGTAGAGCAGAAGTGCCACTTATGGTTATCCTTGCGGACTACTTGACCCTCTACGATTTCGTAGCGGTCAATAAACTTAGCACCATGTGTGCAATTATTCTTTAGGCACTTGTTCATATTAAGCACCTACTTTCTGAGAGAGTACCCATTTACTCTCATTAGGTGATAGGTACTTGTGAGAGATAAGGTTCTCACTTGCTACCATATAGACATATGCCATACGGCTAATGTAGTTACCATTAGCAAGGCGGAAGATATTGTTATCCTTAGTGTTACTAGAGGATAGAGCATGAGTAGGTTCTACTACTACTGAGATTATAGTGTTAGTCATTTTGACCTAACCTTTCGTGTTGAGACTTTCTCAACTTCTTATGTATATAACTCTACATGAGGGGTCTGACATTTTCAAGGGGACAATTCGGACATATTAGGACATTGTGAGGTAGGTCACATGGTTTTTTCTGTGAGTTAAGTCACATATGGGCGCACTAATTAGACAAATCGGACATTTTAAAATCGTGGAT